CGAATTCATCTCGCCGGAGCTGCCCGGTAACGCTGGCCAGCGTTGCGATATGGCCGACGTGATCACGGAGGCAGCCCTCCGCGGTCTCGAGGCCCGGCCAGAAGACGCGAACCGCGTCGACGCCGCGGGCACCGCCTTCATCATGCGGTCGCTCACGGAAGTCCTGGCCCGCACCTACGACGTCAAGTTCCCTGAGCTCACCGCGCGCAAGATCATCCCGATCATGACGTCGGTCGATCCCGGTGCCGAGCTCTACGCCTGGCAACAGAGGAACTTCAACACGGCGGCCAAGGTCATCGACGACTACGCGGCCGACATGCCGACCCCCGAAGTCGTGACCCAGGAGTTTTCGAGCCGCCTCTTCTCGCTCGGAACGTCCTACCAGTACTCGACCCAGGATGTGCGCCGCGCGCGCCTCGCCGGGGTTCCCCTCGAGACGACCAAAGCTCTCTCGGCCCGCCGCGCCATCGAGAACGCTGTCGAGCAGATCGCCTACTTCGGCGTCCGTTCGATCCCCGGTGGCGGTTCGCAGTCCTTGAAGTACGCGCCGGTTCTCGCCGCGCTCCAGAAGACCCCCTCGGGCGCGACCGACCCGCTGGCCGCCTACGGCCTCACGAACTTCCCGAACCTGAACATCCAGGTGGGTACGAATAACTGGACCAATCCGAACACGCCGCTTTCGGCGATTATGGCGGATTGGACCGCGATGCAGAACGCGATCTTCGTGACGACCAAGGGTATCCACCGCCCCGACACCGTAGTCTTCCCGCTGTCCTTGTGGGCCGTGCTCGCTCAGCAGCCCCGGTCGTTGACTTTCACGAGCGACACGCTGTTGAACTACATGGTCGGTATCTCGCCTTTCATCAAGAACGTGTTCTTCTCGAACATGCTCGAGACCGCGGGCTACAAGCAGGACGGATCGACCATCGGCCCCTCCATCCTGGTGTTCGAGCGCAACGAAGAGAACGCGCAGCTCGTCATCCCCTTGGAGTTCGAGCAGCTCCCCCCGCAGTTGGTGAATTACGTGGTCAAGGTCCCCTGCCACATGAGGATCGGCGGCCTGCGAGTTTCGTACCCCGGCGCCTTCGTTCGGTGGGATGGCGCTGCGGGCTAACGACAAGTGAACGGAAAATAAGTAAACCCCGGTGGCCGAAAGGTAGCCGGGGTTTTCCGCTATAATAACGCAATGGCTACAACCTCCGGTCTCTCGACCTACGCGCAGGCGGCGTTGCTGAATTACTTCCGAGGCACGACTTTCCCGGCCGTTCCGGCGAACTTCTACCTCGCGCTGTTCACGACCGCCCCCGGCAACGGCGCGGCCGGCACCGAGGTCACCGCGGCAGCGGCGCCGACCTACGCGCGCCTGGCCATCGTGCCGAACACGACGAACTTCGGGGCACCGTCGGTAGCGGCCGGGGTGTCGACCATCGCGAACGGCGTCAACGTCATCATGGCCGCGATGGGGAACTCGGCCTCGATTACGGTCGTCGGTTGGGGGCTCTACGATGCGGCTTCGGCCGGCAACCTCTGGCTCTACGGTCCGATCGCGTCGGTTTCCTTCGCCGCAACAGACACACCTGATTTCACCGCAGGCAATTTGACCGTATCGGCCCAGTAACATGGCCAACAAATCCCTAGGAACTTCGGCCGCTTCGGGGGTCGTGACGACTACGGCGACCCCGACCAACATCATCGAGGGCTCTGGGGGCACGTCGAATCAAGCGTATTTCCAGGTCGAATGCTCTACGTCGGGTGTGACGATCTGGTACTCGGCGACTTCTGCGGCGCCCTATTCGCTCTTCGACTCGACCAATCCCGTCATCCCCCTGGCGCATGCGCGGGAACTCGCCGGGCAGATTTTCCGCTTCGTCGGCACGTCGACCTACAGCCATTGGCGCATATCCGCCGACGCTACGGGCACGACGATCACGTACTCGAAGACGGCCAACGGCACGTTCGTAGCCTACGGGACGAAGCTTCCCTGGATGCTTTTGCAGCGCGGTCTCGCCGAAGAGATTTGGCAAATCTGCGGGTCTTAGCCCCGCTAACATATCGACGGAGATTTCTCGATGCCCCTTTCCTCGGTCCTGAACGTTTCGGCGTCGATTTCATCGGCAAATCCGTCGGCCGCTGGCTTCGGTGAGCCCCTTCTGGTAGCTTACCACACCTACTACACCGACCTCGTGCGTGAGTATTCTACTCTCGCGGGGATGATCTCGGACGGGTTCAAGACGACCGATGCGGCTTACCTCATGGCCGAAGTGGTTGCTTCGCAATCGCCGTGCGTGCCCAAGTGGAAGATCGGTCGGCGCCAGCACCCGAACACCCAGACCTTGCAAATCACCTGCACGTCGACGTCGGCCACCGACATCTACGTTATCGGGCTGCGCCTCCCCGGCGCGGCCTCCTTCACGATCACGGGTCCCGGCGTCTCGGGCGTTCCCGGCATGGCCTCTACGGGCGTCCCGGCAACGGATGCGGCTTCGCTCACGACGGCCATCAATGCGACTCTGACGGCCATTGGGTCGACGCACACCGCTGCACACGTGGGTGCGGTCATCACGATCACTGCGGCTACAGCAGGCAAGCTCATCGACATCCAGTTCGACCGCGCGCACACGACTTTCGCCGATACGACGGTCGACGGCACGTTCGGCTCTTCGACGAATACAGCGACGGACCTCGCCGCGATCTACGCCTTCGACCCGGCTTGGTATGGGTTGGCGCTCGATTCGCAGTCCGCGGCCGAAATTGCTGCCGCGGCGGCTTGGACCGAAGCGAATGCCGCAGGAAACGCCGGCAGTATCTTCGTCTGGAATAACTCGGACGACATCAATGTCGCCGCACCGACGTCGGATACGACCAGTGCGTTTTACCACACCAAGAACCTGAACTATGCGCGGTCACCCGGTATCCACGCGCACACGTCTTTGCTGGCGTACACGGGCGCTGCTTGGATGGGTAACCTCTTCCCGACCGTTGCGGGCTCCGAACAATGGGCGTACAAGACGCTCGTCGGCGTACCCACGGATACCCTGACGGTTGGTCAGGTCGCCAACATCAACGCCAAGAACGGTTCGGTCTACACGGCCATCGCAGGTGTTTCGGTCACGCAGTTCGGCAATGTGCCCAACGGCGAATGGATCGATATCATCCGCGGGACCGACGCGTGCGTGAACACCCTGCAAATCCAGGCCTTCGCGATGCAGCTCGGCAACAAGAAGGTGCCGTTCACCGACGCGGGTATGGACATGTACCGCGCGGTCTTCAATGGCGTCATTACGCAGTTCCAGGACTCCGGCTTCTTGGCGACCTCGCCGGCCCCGGTCATCACCCTTCCGTCGGTCTCCCAGCTTCCCGCGACGGCCCGTGCGGCTCGGACCATCCCGGCCGGGTACGCCTTCATCAATGCCCAGCTCGCAGGCGCCATCGTCTACGCCTCCTTGGCCGTTCAGTTGACCTCGTAACCCCGCAGGATATTCCGACATGGCCTTACAGAATTACAATTCGGCGGATTACACCATGGTCTTCATGGGCATCCTCATCGATTCCGGTCTCGAGGAGGAAGACTTCCTTTCGATCGAACAGGCTGCCGACGACTTCACGACCGAAGTTGGTGCCGATGGCGAGGTCGCCCGCGCCCGGACCAATAATTCGACGGCCGTGATCAAGCTGAAGCTCATGCAGACCTCGTCGGGGAATACCTTCCTGACCGCGCTGAACAACCTGGACAAGGCTGCGGCGACGAACGGTGCTGGCATCGGGCCGATGTTGGTCCGGTCGCGTCGGTCGGGCACGACGGTTTACACGGCCGCGCATTGCTTTATCCAGAAGCCGCCCGTTGTGAATCTGTCCTCGAAGACCACGCCGCGTGAATGGACGCTGTTCGCAGCAGACCTCGATAGGTTCGATGCCGCAGGCTAACATGGCCACCGTCGCGCTCCTAGCCTTGCACCTGCTCGGCCGGGCCCCGGCGTCGTCGGTAGTCGTGTACAAGCACGAGAACGTCACCGTCGAGATCGATCTCGCGGTCCGGGGGCGCGCGCCGTCGGCGGCCGTGACCGTCTCCTGGTAGTATGAGGAAAAGCGTACAGAAAGAGATCGACGGCGTCACGTTCACCATCCGTCAGCTCGGCGCCAAGGAAGGCCGCCGGGTGCTTACCCGATTGACCAAGGTCGTCGGCTCCGGCTTCGCTGGGGAATCCTTCGCTGCGGCCATGGTGGCGCTCACGGATGCGGACGTGGACTTCCTTTGCGACACCTTCGCGGCGTCGACCGACTATTCCGAGGACGGCGGGGTTCACACGTACGAGCTCGGCAAGGTCTTCGATGAGTTCTTCGCTGGGAAATACGGCACGATGATCCGTTGGCTCTGGGCCTGCTTGGAGGTCTCGTTCGGCAGTTTTTTGTCCGAGCTGGGGATAAACCCAGCCGCAATCGAAGACCTCCAGAAGAAGGCGATGGCGGCGATGACGACACCCCCGTCCGCGCCGACCTCGTAGTCTGGCTCCCTATCATCCGAGGTGCGGCCACGCTTCGAGAGATCGAAGAAGAGTGGTCGCTCGAGGACTTGGCCGAATATCACGACGCGGCCGGTCAATTGGCCGACGCCGAGCGCGCGGCGCACGATAAAGCCATGGCCGACGCGACCCGCTAAAATGCCGCGTATCGACCGCAACCCCGAGGCAATGTAGGTAAAGGTGGCACTCCGCGATCTCTTCATTCGCCTCGGCATCAAAATCGAAGGCGCCGAGGGTTTGAACGCCGTCGCCGGGAAGGCGAATGCTGCGGTCGGGGCGTTGCGTGGGGTATCGCGCGCCGCCGACGCCGCCGGGCGCGCCACGAGGTCGGTGGGGGTCGGAGGCGGGTTCCTGGGCCAGCTCGCTTCGGCCGCGACGATTTACGGCATCATGCGCATAGGCCGGGGGATCGCAGCCTTCGTCAATCAGCAGATCGATGCGGCGGTGCGGCTCGACGTCATGGCGGAAAAGTTGGGGGTGTCGACCCGTGAGCTGAAGATGTACCAGTTCATCGCCGACAAGTCGAAAATCTCGTTCGTCGAGCTGACGACGGCGTTTCGATTCTTCAACCGCGCGGCGGGCGAGGTCGGTCTCGGGACGAAGGGCACGACCAAGATTTTCAATCAGATGGGCCTTCAGGTGCGGGACGCCCACGGCCAGATGAAGCCGACGGAAGAGCTCCTGTTCGAGTTCTCCGACAAGCTGGCCAAGATCCCGGACCAGGCGACCCGGACGGCATACGCCATGCGCGCGCTCGGTCGGGGCGGGTCGGCGCTGCTGCCGATCTTGCAACAAGGGTCTGCCGAGCTCCGCAAGCAATTCCATTTGTACGAGACGTTTACCGGCGGCCCATCCGAGCGAATGATTCGGGCGTCGAAGGAGTTCAACGATCGGCTGGCCTTGCAAAAGCTCGGGTGGAAGGCGCTGGCGTC